TATTTTTCATATGAACAAAAAACTTTGCCACATATTGTTTTAATAAGAACGTATGATGTAAGGGTAGGATTCGGTAAGATCTAGGTTTATTAACCTTTTCTATAGGCCTTAATTCATCTTTCAGAGCTTCGACACATAAAATGTCAGAGACCAATAATTCATCGTCTAAAGCTCGTTTTTTAAATCCAGCTAATTTCTCATAAAAAATAGGTTTAATAACTTTCGCTTCATAATCAAAATAAAGCTTTTTCTCTTTTTCGTAATCGTACCCGTTTACACTTTTCCTGTTCATCTCTGTTAAATTGTCGTTTCCGAAAGCGGCTTCTAAATCGCTAATCTTCCCAAATTTAATCATTTGCGAAGCTATACATTCCTTTGCGAAATCTATTTCTTTTTGATCTAACTGAGGAATAGGCTTATATGATTTTTTGGCCATTTCTTTCAAAGTCTTGTTTCCATAAGCAGCTAAATTCGCTGGAGCTTTCAACTGTTTCGGTATAACGAAGGCATGGGTTTCCAGTTCCCTAATTATCGCATTGCACTCATCATCCTCTCGGATGGAATGTAAAACAGTACTTCGAAAACCACTTTTATTTAAACAACGAGAGGTTTTCAAATCAGTCTGCATAAAACGCATACCTGAAAAATTTTCTAAGGGTTTGAAAATGGGAGCGTATTGAGAGTCCTTGCCATTGAATATCGCTTTCAATTTTTCTCTCGTTTGGCGTGTCCAAAGTTTTATTACTCCCTCTCCTGTGTCAGTATTACCCGCTACATGATGACCCATGGGGATACCTGCTTCGCTTACCAGAAGACTTCCGCATAATCCTTTTGCACTCATGTCATAACTAATAGTTTCTTGGGGGTACATAGTATACTCTCTATCCATCTTATATTTAACTATAAAAGAATTGACTTTACAATTACACCTATCCTTAACGGGTTTAACAATATCACTATTTATGCAATATAATTCACGTGATTTAAAAAAATCCACGTCTTCATCTAACGCCCACTTAAATACTTTCATCGGAGAGACGGGAAACCTATCAACTCTTAAAATAGCCAAATCTTCTGTTAGTAGACGTTCTTGAACTACAACAGGTAAATTATTAAACATCATATTTTTGGTTTGATACGCATCCCAATCTTTATATACATTAACTATAGGATTAGATCCCACAGCATGATCATTGACCAATATATACTTTCCAGACATGGTACACTGCGTATTTATAGTAACTCGTTTATCATTTATGGTAGAAGTAACACTAACGAAAAAACAATGGTTCTTACTCACAGACACGAAATCTGGAATAACTTCACTCTGAGCTTCATAATATTGACGAGAATAATTATCTCTATGCTTAACTAAATCTGTTAATGCATCGGAACGCTCGTATCTTCGCCAATTGTTTTTAAATAGTATAACGAACTTGCTACCAAAGTACATCCTAAAATCAGCATCGCTTGTTTAGGACCTAATTGAATATTGTCACACAATAAAGTCACCATTTCATTCAACTTAGATGCACAAAAC